AACCGAGATCAATGTTTTGTCCAAGCACCAATGTCAAGTCTTGTCCTTCAAAATTTATGGCTTGAGTTACGTTTCCTACACTCATAAAATTCTTAACAGTCAGTGTTTTAAATTTGATCATAAATTTTTGTATATCTCTACTAACAAGTTTCTATCATAATGTTCAGAATCGACCGCCATTATTTGATTGTGTACAATTTCATCGATTGATTCAAATGATTGGGGCATTTCTGTAGAATCGTGTTGCATCACATCACGTTGTTGTATAAATGTTAGTTCACGTAATTTGTATTGTGATATAAGTGTGTCTTTTATAAAGTTTGACTCTTCATATGTAATGTCAGTGTCTATATCTGCTCTAACATATGCACGTTTCTTAAGTATTTTTGTGTTGTGCAATATTTCGCTCAGTTTGTGTGTTTGATACACTGGCATCTCTGGCCAATCATAATACACCGGATCACCGCCATTTTCTAACAACATATATCCACGTCTAAAATCATTAGCATCTGAGTAGTTGTGCGGAAATGCGTTGCCGATATAGTGTATATTACTTTTTACTTGCCTTTTATGAAAATGTCCTGAGAATACATATCCGTGATGATGTAAATCTTCAGCACGTAATTCATTTGTGTCAGGCATCGAAACCATTGCATTCATAAGGAAGTGTGGCAACTCAAAGTGGCCGAACACGTACGGCTTCGCCGGCATATCTTTGAGTTGCTTCCATTCCTCTGATACCAACCACGGGATAAACGCACAATCCTCAAAGTATAATGGTTCCAGAATAAGGTTTAATTTGTTAACGTGTTTTGCGAATTCAACTGAATTCACAGTACGTGAATCTTTGTAGTACAAATCATGATTGCCTACAATAAAAAAATTCTTTTCAAATGCATTAGCAAGTTTTTCAATGCATCTCAACGAGTATCCAAGTGTGTCAATGTTTATAGTGGCTCTGTGATGATGCCAGTCACCCATGAATATAAATGTTTCACAGTTTTTAGATTTGGCATCTTTTATGAACCAATCAACGAATCTTTCGCAGTCTTGATTAAACTGACGTGAGTTACCTTTGTTGCCAAAGTGTATGTCAGTAAAAACGGCCGCACGTTTAAATGTCTGCATTGTTTGTAGTATATTATAAATTTTTGAAATAGTCTAGTCTATTTTTTCGTTATTCCACCAAACCAAAATAGAAATTATAAAAAGGTAAATCAGTAAAACGTAACCAATAGATGATACCAGTTCGAATAGCATTAACTGTTTTCTTTCTTCTGTTTAATTTCCCATTCAATTTGTCTAGTATGTGATGGAGTCATACCTGCTTCTTGTAACAAGTCATCACGCAGTGATTGATTTTTCTTTTCTACGTTTAGTATTCTTGTAAATGAATTTGTAATGGCCGCTGTGTAGTATGCAAATGGATTGTCTGATTTGGATTCATCGAATTGTAATCCAATTTGACTGAGTTGCACCAATGCTTGTCCTTGCATCTCGTCGTTGTAAGTGTAACCACGCCAATTACCTCTGGTGCCATATCTTTGTGTCAATAACAAAAACATTTTTGCTAATTCATTTGTCATTTTTCCATGGTCTGGAGAAAAGTGTCCATTTGACATTCCACCCTGCCAATGTGACTTGCCAACGCAGATAAGTTTGTCTTTTGCGTTGTACTTCCAATGTTGGAATGGCGGAAAGTTAACTTTAGCCTTAGATTCTGCTATATTTTTTGGCTTTGCTTTACGTTTGCTATTAGGAATATGATCGTAAGTCATTACCCTAAAAACCACTTGTTCTTTGGTTATTTTTTTAGGATCTTGTTTTTCACCAGTTAATTTTTCTATTCTTTTTGCACGTTCTCTTTTGGCTTGTGCAACTGTTCTTATATTGATCTTGTCTAAAGATGGCACAATCAAGTCATATTGTGTGCTATCATCGTCTATAAAACTACAATAGGTGCTTTTGCTTAAATGTATCTGTTTAAGCATATCTTTGTTGTTTAAGTATTTTACAGCCATTTTATGTTTTTTTTTCTTTTGTAGTTACAATTATAATATATGTAGTTAATTTTTTCAATAAATATTTTATAATGATTACAAATTTTTTAAACAAGGGATCAAACTTCGTAAAAAAAGTTGTAGGCAAGACAGGAGCAGTTACTGGTTTTGCTGGAGCTATAGGTTCTAGGTTAGCGGCGTCTGGTTTACCTGCAGGTGGAATATTCGGTAGACAGGAATCTGTTCTTCCGAGCCAAGTTGCTTCACCAAGTGCAACGCAAGATTGGGCACTTACTTTATCATTGCCTAAAACAACTTTCGGTGCCTTAATGGAAGGGTCAGAGATACTTTCACCGGCGGCTCTTGAAAAAGAATTTCCTGGAATAAGATTTCCTACTACTCCTGCAATTTTTATGTCGCATTCAGCGTCATATGATGCAAGAACAGTAATACACAACAATTATCCTTACTATGCTTATCAAAATTCACAAGTTGATGCTATGACAATAAATGCATCTTTTCCTGTGCAAGATACTAAAGATGGATTACGTTGGTTGAGCAATTTACATTTTTTAAGAACCATAACAAAAATGTATTATGGTAAAGGTACTAATGTTGGAAATCCTCCACCAATTTGCAGATTAAACGGTTATGGTGACTATGTGTTCCAAAACGTTCCTGTGATAGTAACAAACTTTACAATGGACCTTAGACAAGATGTAGATTATATTGCGGTCAACACAGGACCTAGCGGTGATGAATTATTAGAAACACCTACATTCAAAGGTGGGCCACCTAGTGTAAATTATGCAACTAATCCTGCGGTGCAAAGACAAGTTGAGAAAAAAAGTTCTTTTAACTACGTTCCAACCGATTCACAAATTACTTTACAGGTAGTACCAGTATACTCTAGAAACAAAATTGCAAAATTTGATCTCAAATCATTTGCTGAAGGCAAATTAGCCGATAAAGGATTTATTTAATGGCAACATATGGATCACACTCTCCCTATAAAAACACTGCACAAGGCAGTGAATCTTTAGGATATCTAAGCAAAAGATTATTTGCATTCGAACCAGATGATATACAGTATGAGATTGATAGTTTTTACGAAAACAGACCAGATCTTTTAGCACACGACTTGTATGGATCATCAAAACTGTGGTGGGTGTTTATGCATCGTAATATGAATACAATCAAAGATCCAATTTGGGGATTCACACCAGGAACAAAAATTTTTATTCCAAAAAAGACAACGCTTGAAAAATATTTAGGAATATAAAATGGGTCAAACAGGCAAACGCAACATATTTGATGAGTTGACCAACAAACTTTCTAATGTATCGATACCTGATACAGGCACAGGCATAGATTTTGATACATTTAAAAATAATGCCCTTAACAAAATAAAAGGTTCTGACGCGGCTAATCTATTGAAAAGTGATAATCTATTGACATCAGAAATGACTGCAACAGATGTGTTCAACAGTTTTTCAAACAAAATTGCAGGGACCATGGATGTTGATTTCAAAGAACTTGCTGACTCAATTGGAGTAAAAGCACTACCATCAGATTCATCGTTGGATGCTGACTTTTTTAAACAAGCAGTAGACAAAATGAAATCAGTTTCCATCAAAGAAGGAATGGTACTTGATGATCAAGATGCAATGCAAAAATTTAATGAACTAAATGACAAACTATCAAACGTAAGTGTACCAACAAATTTCGGCAGTTTCAATCAAATGATCAATGAGAATGAAGGTACGCTTGGTGTTGATTACATAGGTGATGGATTTGAAAAAATGAAAACAGCGTTGAAAGAACTATCGCCCGAATCTAGTAATGAAAACATTGACAACACAGATAAGTTTCCGAGAAGTAATGTATTACACGACTACGCACCTTACAACTATATTTTAAGTTTAAGTTGTATCAACATAGATCAATTTGAAAATAACAATTCAAATGGACTTCTAATTGCAAAAAATGGCGGTGCAGGTGGTTCTACTTTTGATGGCTTAGACTACTACATAGACAATTTAGTAATCCGCAACAGTGTTTCGCCAACTGAATTGGCCGGCACAGCATCTGCCTATCAAATACTTTTTAATGTAACCGAACCATATGGAGTAAAATTTATTGACAGTCTAATCAAAGCGGCCACACAACAAGGTTATGTAAACCATATGCAGGCTGTGTACAATTTAAAAATAGACTTCAAGGGTATGGATGATGCATATGCACCCAAAGACATACCAACAGCATCACGTCATATTCCAATTCACATTTATGCGATAGATATGGTGGTCGAAGCAGGAGTCACGACATATCAAATACAGGCGGCTCCTGCTCATTATTCAGGACTTAATGATATCTATAACTTTGTTAGTGAGGATGTCAATGCGTATGGCAACACAGTTGGTGAAATTGTCAACAGTTTCTTTGAAAGATATACAGAAGTACAAAGAAGAAGAAATAAAGATGGATTAATTTTACAACCGGATGAATATGAACTGGATGTAAAAGGTAGTGAAGATATTTTAAGTTCGCCAGTTGGATACGATCAAAACTCAGCACCACATAGAACAAAAAACGTTTCCATACTAAACTTCGCCGGACCACCTGGTCAGCCAGGAAGAAAAGTTTCAGTAGCAAAAGGGACAAACATTGTAGAATTTTTAAACAAGGTTGTAATTGAAAGTGAATATTATAGAAATAAATTTGATGACAATAACAAACTTGTTGATAAGGACAGCGATGGATTTACAAAATATCTTAGAATATTCACTAAAACACAAATATTAAGTCCAGACAATGGTTCTGGAAGGCAAGCGGTCAAGATCAAATACTATCTTAGATCACAAAGAGTATCTGCTCAACATCTAAATTATGATAACAATGAGGATCTAGTGTCTAACGTAAAAGCATCTAGGACTTATGACTATTTGTACACAGGAAAAAACAAAGATGTTTTAGACTTTAATATAAATTACAAATTTGCATACTATCAGCCTATACCATATTTTGATGCTTCCGGAAATGTTACAGAAAATGATAAAATCACAGCACAAAAGGATGGTTCCAATTCTGATGCTAGTTCATCTAGCAGTAATGCTGACGGTGATGTATCTGATACTGCTGTTGTGGGACAACGTAAAGAGTACCAAAGCATAATACCAGACAATGATGCCAAGGGTTTGGGAATGGCATCTATATTTGATCAAATTATAAAAAATCCGTCTGCGGATTTGATAGTGGTGCAGTTGGATATTCTTGGCGATCCTTATTGGATTGAACAAAAGTCCGTGCATACTAATAATATGTCAGGAAAATCTGAGGGCGGTTCTAACACGTATCTTGATGGAAGTGTTTTACCTGATGACACAGAGATATTCATAAGATTAAACTTCAAAGTTCCTTCGGACATAAATGACGAGAAAGATAACGGATTATTCAAAATTGATGATGCGGCGTTCTTCCAGGGCATTTACAAAGTATTCCTATGCGAATCACGAATGGAAGGCGGATTGTTCACACAGAGTTTACAGATGGTGAGAATGAAAGCAAAAAAAGTTGTGCCAACAGTGACTATCGACGTAGAGTTCGGTTCGAATGAACAAGTAAACAATGTTGACGGATTAGATATAACCAGTGCGGCGGCGGATATGGAGACCGGCGCAGTGAATCAATTTGAATTGCAAAAAAACAGCAATGTCATCATCAAAGAAAAAGTCCATCCTACTTTGCCTATTGCAAAAAACAAAACGATTAGTGTAGTAGAACCAAATGAGAACAAACAGATACTGAATGGAGATAAATCTACTACAAACAATGTGAATATACACAAAACTATACCAATCAAAAAAATTAATTTTGAAGACAGGAAAAAATATAGGCACGGTATCAACAAAACAAAAAAACTAACGGGTTTTAAATAATGGCAGTAGTACACAGATCTAGCACACCTCCAGGTAGCAAAAGCATCGAAGAAAAACTGGCCCAGTTTCCAGGTCCTTACATTGGGTACATTAAGAATTCAGCAGATGTGCTTAGAATGGGTAGATTGGATGTATGGATTCCAGAATTGCACGGAACCTATGATGAATCAGCATTGTCAAGTTTATCACAAACAGCCACAGTGAGATACTGTTCACCATTTGCAGGTCAGACGCCTCTTTCAGATACAAACGCATCAACCGATGGATACAAAAATACACAAAAATCATATGGATTTTGGATGGTGCCACCAGATATTGACACAGCGGTGCTTGTAATTTTTGCAAACGGCGACAGGAACAATGGATTTTGGATTGGATGTGTGCCTGAGCCGTATATGAATCATATGACACCCGGTAAAGCAAGTTCATCATCTTACTTAGGCACTGAAGAACAGTTGACACAGTACAAAGATGAATTGAAATTGACCAAGGTGCCTGTAGCTGAAGGCAACAGGAAAGCATTAAAACAAAAAGACGGACCTATTGTACAAAACTCTACCTATGAAAAAGATATAGCTATATCAAACAGGCCATTGAATCCATATGACACATCAAGTCTTATTGGACAAGGATTAGAAGCAGATGATATTAGAGGATTAACAACTGCATCTGCAAGGAGAGAAACTCCATCACAAGTATTTGGAATATCAACTCCAGGACCAATTGACTTTGAAGGACAACAGATAGGAGTCAGAGAATCAATTAATAGACACGGTAGAATTTTTAGTGGCGGCGGACCAGCACCAGGAAACACACTGGCCAAAGTTGCTCACTCAAGACTAGGTGGTCATACCTTTGTTATGGACGATGGTACACCTGCTAAAAAAGTTAACCAAACAGTTACTGAGCCAATCAAAGATGAGCTAATCAGACTTAGAACAAGAAGCGGTGCACAACTACTTTTACACAATACAGAGGGATTAGTTTACATCACTAACACAGAAGGCACATCTTGGATTGAATTCTCTAAAGATGGAAAAATTGATATCTATTCACAAGATAGTGTAAGTGTGCATACAGAAAATGATTTTAATCTACGTGCAGAAAGAGATCTAAATCTAGAAGCAGGTAGAAACATAAATGTAAAAGCAACAGGACAAAACAACGCCACAGATGGTTTGGTAAACAGTTTAGATACTGCCAGTACAGGAAACATTCATTTTGATGCTAGTTCAGATGTAAATGTAATATCAGGCGGTGCAATCAATCACAAGGCAGGAACAAATTTTCAATTATACGCAACTACAAATGGAAACATAGAAGTTGGTGCAGACGTAAAAGTTTTTGCAGGAAATGACTTTTTAGTTAATACTGGCAATGAAATACATATGAACACATCGGGTAAAGTTTCTGCAGACCACGTTGGTTCTAGTGTTGTAAGTGCAATAACAACTTACACAACTAAAGGAATAAATGGCACAGTATCTTCATTGAAGAGAGTGCCAACCACCGAACCATACCCAGAACACGAAAACAAACGTAGAGATAAGTCTACTCCAGATATGACAGATGTTCAACGATTAGATGAAAGAGAGATTTCATAATGCCAGGCATAGTGAGAGTAGGATTAGATACACACGTTGGACACGCATCTCCAACACCAAATCCTTTCCATCAAACTGCTTATGCCACAGGAGCGAGTAAAGTTTTTATTAATGGAGCAAAAGTTGTAAGGATAGGTGATACTACTTCTTGTGGTGATCCAGCGGCGGCAGGTTCCAGTGATGTATTTGCTGAAGGCATTGGAGTCCATAGGATCGGAGATGCAACTGCTGGACACGGATCTTGGGTGCCCAATTCAGCGGCAAGTGGTTCGGGAGATGTGTTAGCAAATGGGTAAATTTTATAGGATTAAATACTACAAATGGCAGTAATTACAAACGATACAAAGAAAAGTCAAATCTTCAAAGGATTTTCTACGCAAAATGGTGAATTTAGTTCAACCAAATTGTATGACATATCGCTTGTTAAACAAGACTTAATAAATCATTTCAATATTCGTAAAGGAGAAAAGTTAGAAAATCCTGATTTTGGCACAAATATTTGGGAATACATATTTGATCCATTAGACGTAGACACCAAAAATGCAATTATTAGTGATGTAGAAGCAGTGGGCAACTATGATCCACGTGTAACTATTGATCAAGTTGAAGTAAATGAGTATGAACACGGTGTCCAAGTAACAATGGGTTTGATATACATTGGTTATGGTATTTCTGAACAACTGAACTTGTTGTTTGATCAAAATCAAGGCTTACTTACTGGTGGATCAACAATTACACCAACATCAGAGTAAAGAATTAAGTGCGTACATTTTTTTATCTATAAATATTAACGATGGCTGTAGACAATAGACAAAATACACTTTTAGCAACAACAGTTTGGCAAAAACTGTATAGAACTTTCAGCCAAACTAATTTCAAATCCTATGATTTCGATACTATTAGAAGAACACTTATAGATTATCTACAGGTTAATTATGCAGAGTCTTTTAATGACTTTATTGACTCATCAGAATTTATTGCTTTGATAGATTTGATTGCTTATGTTGGCCAGTCAATTTCCTACAGAGTTGACTTGAATGCTAGAGAAAACTTTATTGATCTAGCAGAACGTAAAGAATCCGTTTTAAGACTAGCAAGACTAATATCATATCAACCAAAAAGAAATATTGCATCATCTGGATACATCAAAATTGAATCAGTGTCAACAACAGAAACAGTGTTTGATGCAAATGGACAAAATCTTGCTAACACACCTATTCTTTGGAATGACTTAACAAATGACAATTGGCAAGAACAATTTTCAGCAGTGCTGAATGCTTCTTTACCCAAAGAACAGTTTATAGGCAAACCACAAGCAAGTGAAACAATTGGTGGAATACCAACACAACAATATAGATTCAATGGAACTAATTTAGATACACCAATTTATCAATTTACAAGAACTGTAAACGGTGTAAGTATGCCGTTTGAAATTGCACCGATTAGTTTCTTAAATGAAAAATTTTTATATGAAGAAGCACCTGTACCAGGAAACGCATTATCATTTTTATACAGGAATGACTCACAAGGTTTTGGATCACAAAACACCGGATACTTTTTATATTTTGTTCAAGGCGCACTTGGCAATCAAAGTTTTACAGTTTCACAACCTGCTCCTAATACTAAAGTCACAGTTGCAAGTAACAACATTAACAATTCAGATGTTTGGTTGTTCAAAACAGATTCCAACGGAGTGTTATCAGAAAGATGGACCAAAGTGCCTGCAATCACAGGTAACAACGTAATTTATAATTCATTAGCAAACAATGTTAACAATCAGTTCTCAGTTGTTACAAAAACAAATGATCAAGTTGACCTTGTATTTTCAGATGGTGTCTATGGCACTATGCCAACAGGAACTTTTAGTTGTGTATACAGACAGAGTAACGGATTAACATATCAAATACAGCCTTCGGATATGAGCAATGTTACAATTGACATTGAATATCTAGGGAGATCTGGACAAGTTAATACTTTAAGTATCAGTGCTTCACTACAGAACACAGTGACAAAGGCACAAAGTTCGCAGTCATTGAATTCAATAAAAACCTTAGCACCACAATCATATTACACAAACAATAGAATGATTACACCAGAAGATTATCAAATTACTCCATTAATTGAAAATCCATCTATTGCAAAATCAAAATCGCAAATGAGAACAAGTTCAGGTATATCAAGATTTTTAGATGTTGTTGATCCTACAGGAGTTTATTCACAAACTGATATATTTTCAGATGAAGGTATCTTATATAGAGATGAAACAGATCAAACATTCGACTTTCAATTTACAACTCGAGATGATGTGCAACAAATGATAAACTCAACACTGAGTGACGTTTTTGTTAATGATAGTTTCAGACAATTCTATTACAAAAATTATCCAAGACAGCAGGGTGGAAACAATAGGACTTGGAACAAGAGTACGCAAAGCACAAATAATTGCACAGGATACTTTAAGGATGGAGCAAATGCTGTAAGTGTTGGCTCACAAACAACTTCAAACTTAAGATATATTACAGCAAATAGTTTGGTAAAATTTACTGCACCAACAGGAACTCATTTTATGGACAACGGAGTGCTTATGACAGGTACTGGTGGTCATCCAGGAGCAAGGGATTCTATATGGGCCAAAGTAGTTTCCGTTGACGGTGACGGTAGTAACAGCGGCGCAGGTAATTTGTCCGATGGCACAGGACCTATAGTTATAAATGATCTGGTGCCAAGCACAGCAATATTAAGTGAAATTATTCCTGAATTTATAGATAACATCACTACAACACTATCTGCATCAATCATAGAAAATGTTGTAGCATTTAAAAACTTTGCTCTTTCTTATAACAATTCAACAAGAACTTGGTCAGTAATTGATGAAGATAACTTGAAAGATGGAGACTTTAGTTTACAAAATCAAGGCGACGCGACTAATTCTCAATTGGATGCTTCTTGGCTTGTAAAATTTGCCACAAACGGCGTCAGTTATACTGTTACACATAGGTCAACAAAATATGTTTTCCAATCATACAACAGAAACAAATTTTATTTTGACGAATCTGTAAAAATATTTGATCCCGAAACAGGAAAAACAATCAAAGATAAAATTAAAATTCTAAAAACAAACACTGGAACAGATTTAGTTAATTCGTTAACATATGACTATGATTGGCAAGTGTACAAAAATATTTTAGGTAATGATGGTTATAATGATACTAGAAAGACCCAGGTTGGATTCTTTGACAGTGACGATGATGGCGTGGTTGATAATCCGGACTTATTTGAATTAATCGTAGGAGAATCTACACAGGTTGAATACAAATACGTATTCTTTAAGACTAGAACTGGATCAACAGACCAAGATCCAGTGTTGAATTCTGAATTTGTTGTAAGAGATTTAGAATCTTCAATTAGCGATTACACAATTTATCCAGATAAACAAAAGTTTTATTTTTACAGTACAAACACATTTAAAGAATATAGTACTACAACAACAGAACTTACTGCACTTACAGAGTACAGTGCATTTAGAGGTAGAGATAATTTAATTTACCAATACAAACACGGTGCTCCAAGAACAAGACGTATTGATCCGAGTGTGTCGAATATTGTTGACATTTACGTAATGACTAAAAGTTATGATAATGAAATACGTAATTGGTTAAGGAAAAATCAAGTAGGTACACGGCCATCAGCACCAACCATAAACGATCTTAATAATTCTTATGGTACATCATTAGATAAAGTAAAAAGTATTTCCGATGAGATTGTTTTTAATCCTGGTCAATATAAATTGTTGTTTGGTCCAGGTGCAGACTCAAATCTTCAAGCAACTTTTAAAATTGTTAAAAATCCAAATACAAATGCTAGTGATAATCAATTGAAATCAAGCTTGATTCAATCAATCAACGCTTATTTCTCATTAGGATTATGGGAGTTTGGAGACACTTTCTACTTTACAGAATTAGCGGCATATTTACACAACCAACTTGCTCCTGATGTTTTAAGTGTGGTGATTGTTCCAGCTGTGTCCTCAACAGGATTTGGATCTTTATTCCAGATTAGATCTGAAGACAATGAAATTTTAATTTCTTCTGCCACTGTTGATAATGTTGAAATTATTTCTTCTATCACAGCGGAAAAACTAAAAGCCACAGGTACTGTGATTTCATCAACAACAACTAATGACATCACAACTACATCTAATAGTACAGTTTCATCTACAAACACAAGTGGATCGACTTCTAGTACACCATCAAGCGGCAATGTTGGGGGTTACTATTAATGTCGACATCGCGTAGACCAAGTTCATCATTATTACCTCAAACTTTTCAAACAGACACAAATAAAAAGTTTTTGTCTGCAACATTAGATCAGTTAATAGAGCCTAGTGCCTTAGTAAAACTGTCTGCATTTATTGGTAAAAGACATAAACCAAGTTACAGGTCAAAAGACAATTACGTTAATGAAATAAGTGAAGAAAGACAAAACTATCAATTAGAACCAGCAGTATCATATGCATCAGATGGAACTAATACTGATTTTGTTGCACCATACATTGATGTTGTAAATGAAATACAAGCACAAGGTGGACAAAAAAGCAAACACGATAGATTATGGAGTGGCGATTTTTACTCGTATGCACCACCGATTGATCCTGATAAATTTGTAAATTACAGACAGTACTATTGGTTGACTGATGGACCAACTGCAATGTCAACTCTGCCTGGAACGCCTGGAAGTGAAATTACAATCAATGTTACAAATTCAGGTTTAAGCGGATGGAAGTTTGCAAATAAATCTATAGACAATCCTGACATTGTCGTATACAAAGGCAACACATACAAATTTGTTGTTGATGCTCCAGGATTTAAATTCCACATCAAGACACAGTTTAGTACAGGAGATGGCGACCAGTTTAGTAGTGATTATGTTACTAATAACGGCACTGACGAAGGAACAGTCACACTAAAAGTTCCTGCGTCAGATTCTTCTACTTCAAATTCCACTGTAATATTCTATCAATGTGAACATCATCAATCAATGCAAGGTAGATTGATAGTAAAAGATCTTGCACTAGATAAATTTGACCCAGAAGAAAATTTAATAGGTGTAAATCAGTTCACAGACAGCACAGGTTTAGTTTATTCTTCAGGTATGAAGTTGAGCTTCTCTACAGATGTGACCACAAAATATTCTTCAAAACAAATGTATGTTGAACAAGTTGGAGAAGGAATACAGTTAATTGACACAGAAGATTTAAATTTACAATATGATGGAACTACTACGGTTTCATCAAAGAAAGATTATTGGACAATATCAAGAGCATCCATTAATAGGAATTCTTGGTCAAGAGGAAACAGATGGTTTCACATCGACGTGATTGATACTTACAATAAAAAAAATCCTGATTCAATAATAGAAACAACAGAAACTTTAAGGGCCAAAAGACCAATTGTAGAATTTAGACCAAATTTACAACTATACAATCACGGCACAAAGTATAATAAAGTTGATCTAATAGACAATCTCGTTACAGATGCTTTTTCGCAAGTGCAGGGCACTGTTGGTTTTAGATCAGATAAAACCAGTTTGACAGCAGGTGACAAAGTTGTATTTTTAAATGATCCAGACACACGCAATAAAATTTTTACCGTTGAATTTGTTGAATTACCAGATAGTTCAATAGTGATTAATCTATCAGATGATTCTACAAGTATAGTAAATGGTGACAGTATAGTTGCATCAAAGGGAGATTCATTTAAAGGAAAAGTATATCATTATCAAGATGAATGGGTGTTATCGCAGGAAAAAACAAAAATTCAACAAAAACCTATTTTTGATGTAGTTGATTCCAACGGTGTTTCTATTTCAAATGCCACAAACTTTAACAGCACAAACTTTTTAGGTTCTACAATTTTTGAAATTGCAACATCTGAACAAGGTACACCAGATACTGAATATAATACAAATGTAATTTACAAAAGATTCGGACTATTGACAGACTTGCAAGTCAATGATAAATTTAATTCAGATTTGTTCAATTACATTGATTCTACAGGAACATTGATAAATGATTATGTAAGAAAATATTTTTTAAGAGAAAACACAGCAACGTCATT